AGTTCGAAGACCTCGCCCAGTTGGCATCCGGCATTGAACTGCCTCCCACCCCCACCGTGTTCCAGCGCGAGGACGGGCAAGGATTGTTCTACCGTGGCGCGGTCAACGACCTGCACGGCGAACCCGGCTGCGGCAAAAGCATGATCGCCCAAATCGCCACCGCGCAGGAATTGAAGGCAGACCGTGACGTCATCTACATCGACTACGAGGATTCCGCACGCAACGTGGTCAAACGCCTCCTGCTGCTCGGCGTATCCGGCGAACAGATCATCGGTCACCTGCACTACGTGCGCCCGTCCGCGAAGCCCAGCAGCCCCACCAGCCTCGGCGGCTGGCGCGAGACCCTCGACTACGCGGATACCGCCACGCTGGCCATCATCGACGGCGTCACCAGCTGCCTCGCCTACGCCGGCCTCGACAGCAACAGCGGTGACGACATCGCCGCCTGGTACAACACCATGCCACGACTCATCAGCGCCTGTGGGCCAGCAGTCGTACTCATCGACCACGTCGTCAAAAGCAAGGACAACCGGGGCCGCTACGCCGGCGGCAGCATGCAGAAACTCGCACTCATCGACGGCATCAGCTACTCGGTGGACATGACCAAACCAGTCGGCAAGGGCGTGCGCGGCACCATCGTCATCAAATCAGGCAAGGACCGCATCAGCGAGATCGAGGAGCATTGCGCCGTCGGCTGGGATTCGAACGGCTCGCACCTGCGCGAAGCCGCACGTATCGAAATCAACTCCACGGACCCGAAACTCATGCGCGTCACCATCGCACGACCGAACATGATGCCCAGCGAAGACCGACAGGCGAAACGCGACGACTTCCGACCCACCGGACTGATGGAACGCATCAGCCGCATGCTGGAGGACTCACTCGAAGAACCGAACCAGTCCGAACTGTTCAAGGCACTGAAGGAAGACGGTTCCGGAGCGCGTACCGCCGTCATGAGCAAAGCCGTGAGCCTGCTCCTGCAGGAGGGTTTCGTCTCGAACCGCTCTGGACGCAACAATCGTTCGATATTCAAATCCGTCCGACCGTACCGGCAGATAGACGACCCGAAATCCGACGCCTATGTGGACCGTATGAGCAGGGAGGAGGCGAGTGAATTGGATGACGAAAACCACCTCGAAATCTAGTTTTTCCCGTTTTTCCCAGTTTTTCCGAGTTTTTCCCGGAAAAACTGAGCCATCGAGTCTAGTTTTTCCCCACACTCCCCGGACACACTACGTGTGTGTCCGGGTGTGGGAAAAACTACGGCTCGCCCCTCCGGAAAGACCAAAAACACCCCTCAACGACACTAGATTTTCCCAAACCAAAGGAGCCCAAAATGTCACTCACATTCAGAGAGCAAATCGAAGAGACCGCATGGGAACTCGGCAACGGCGAAGGCACAGTGCCCGAGCTGCGTCAGCGGTTCGACGACAATCCCGACACTCCGAACTTCGACCCGGCCAAGGCATTGGAGATGCTGCACATCCTCCAAATCGTCAACTACAGGCAAGTCCCTCAGCATCGAGGCAGACCAGCCCGCAGCCATTTCCTAAAACAATCCGAATACTCGGTACTCGATTTTGACATTCCGAAGCCAATCCCCAAGGACGAGCGGGAACGCCAGACGCGGATTCAGTGGGCCAAGGACTTTCGAACCATCGCCGACTGGCTCGACGCGAACTGTTACACGACCGAAAGCGAGAAAGCATGAAAGAATCCGTCACCATCCAATACCTCTGCGAGGATGCTGACACCAATCTGGTCGAAACCATCCCAATCGCCTCCATCAGCATCGACCAGTGGAGTCAAGGCCATCCCGACCTGTTCAACCTCGACCGGAGAGGCCATCACGGCCGCCGTATGCTCAGCGTACTCATCACCGCCTGCGAAGCGGTGCTGCATGAAATCCAGGACATCAAATGGGAGGACTGACCCATGGCCGGACCGATTGACGTGATTCAACGGGCGCTCAGCGCACTGGCCTCAGCGGGATTGGGCAGCGAGTCGCCGGCAGAGGCGTATGTGCTCGGCTACCAGGCCGGCTGGCGGGAAGCGCTCGACCTGTGCATACGAATCGAAACGGCAATCAACAACGAAACGGAGGAAACGAATGAGCATCATCAGCAGTGAAATCGAGGCACAGAAGCAGCGTGACCCGTCGTACATCGACAGTGACCTGCAGTGGGCGTGGGGACGAGGATACAAGGCCGGAGCGTCACGCGAAATCACCGAAGAGGAGATTGCCGCCGCCATGGCCGAAACCCGAAAGTTCATCACGCTCCCCGGCGCGTGGATGGAGAACATCATCAGAATCGCGTTCGACGCGGCAAGAAGAAAGGCAATGGAGGAGTGAGCAGGCCACGCGCCCGTGAACGCAAACCAGCATGGCTTCGCGCGTTCATCCCGAAAACGAGTCCCCTCGTTGTCACCGTCTGCGAGGGGTGCGGCCTGTACGTCATCGAGGATCGCGAAACCGTATGGGAGTCGTGGGATTACGGGTGTGTGGCGGGTGACGACCTGACCGTGGCGATAATCCTCGGCCGGCCGTTGACCCGCGTCACGTGGCTTCCCTCCGTCGGCCACCCGCTGCTCCGTAGCACCTGCGGAGATGCAGGCATCAGACCGGACGGCCAGTATCTGGCCATGCACATGTGTCATCTCGCCCGGATAAGCGTCAAACCGTTCAAACCGCCGAAACGGGAACGCCCGCCAGGCAAGCCATGGGGCGGGCCGAAACTGTCGAAACAGGAGATAGCCGAATTCAAACGCATCTGGAATATGCCATACAGCCGGCTCAAATACGAGAAAACCCCAACCAACAAGGTCGGCCAGGGCGGTGAGAAGCAAACATTATTCTAGCCGACCAGCCGGAAGGGGCTCAGCATGAACTGCCAGAACTGCAAAACGATAACCGAAGGGGGATATTCACTGTGCGAGACGTGCGAACTGCGTTTCGCCGGCACGCTCCTGCGACTGGCGCGCGACGTCACGCCGTTGCATGACTCGTTGGACGCGACCCTGCATCCGGGCGGGCATTCGCCCACGCGAATCCAGACCGCCACTCCCCCGACTCCAATCAGGCTCGACGTGCTCGACCTGATCGACATGCTCGACGCCACGGCCCGTGAACTATGGCGTTGCCTCGACGGCATCGACGCCTTGGACTGGCGCAAAGACAAACGCAACGAGGATCTGAAGGCCACGCTCATCGCATGCGCAGGCCACCCCAGGCTCGCCACGTTCGCGGACGCGGGCTTCTACATGCACGTCGTTGACGGCATCGCACGCAAAGTCGATGCTGCGCTGGACCCGCCGGAGCAACGCCGCGAGATAGGAACCTGCGAACTATGCGAGACCATGCTCGCCGCAGGCGCGGCGGACCAGTGGGTCACGTGTCCCGTGTGTGGGAGGGAACAGCGAGCTCAGACGGTCAAACTGCGACGGCTCAAGACACTGTGCTGGGATGACAGCCGGCGTGGCTCTGCGGCCGAGATCGCCAAAGCGTTCACGGTTGCGGGGATCACGCTCAAACGCAACACCGTCAACGTGTGGCGCAAGCGTGGCAAGCTCGATGTCACCCCGGAGGGCATCACCTACAGCAGCGTCTACAGGCTCGTCATCAGTGGCGAACCCGTGGACGAGCTGCCGGGCGAGGAGGCCAGACCGTCCGAAGGATTTGACAAATGAACGACTGTCACCGATGATTGCAGTGGCAGAAGTGTCGAAAAACCCAGCTCATGTGGCTGGGTTTTCGCGTATCTGACCGCATTGCATGGGGCGAGAGTACTCCGCCGGCACGTCCAAAGCGCCGGTGATGTTCGCCCCGCCACTCTTTTCATTTGATTGTGAGGCGATGACGCCATGACAATGCCGGGCATGCCGACCATCAGCCTGCATATCACGTGCAAGGGGAACACCCTCGCCGACATCGACGCCCTGCCCGTGCCCGTGAGCGTCACCCCGTCCGGCCATCTCGTGGTCGACCCCCTCGAACCGGTCATGCGCCGGGCCGTGCAGGCGTTCGTGGACGCCTGGCAGCGGTCGTGCGCCGAGGCCGGGTTATGAGCGGCCACCGTGGCAACCGGCGTCATGCCAATGGCTGGCGCCGCCGGCAGGTCGTGGCCCGCGTGCTGGCGGCCTATGACACGTGCCACCTGTGCGGCAGGCCCGTGGACAAATCATTGCCGCCGGGATTGCCGGGCTCGCCCGAGGTGGACGAGATCATCCCGGTCAGCAAGGGCGGCTCGCCCTACCTGTTCTCCAACTGCCGGCTCGCGCACCGATGGTGCAACCGCATACGCTCCAACCACAGCGTCGCGTGGGCGCGCGAACACATCAAACAAACATTCGAACAGGGGTACACGGCCGACCTGAAGGCCACCTCGATGCCGTTGGCGACGAGCGGCGACTGGTGACGTGGGGAGGAGACCCGTCCGTCCCGGTCGAAGCCCCCTCGGGCGCAGGGCCGATATCTCCCCGGCATGTCAAAACGTAACGCCTTGGCCGGCCGTTACGTTATCCCGTTACGTTTTTTTGGAGGTGAGCGCGGTGATTTGCGAGGAATGCGGCCAGCCGTTCACCCCGTCCGGCCGTGGAAAGAAAGCGAAATACTGTTCGGCCAAATGCAAGCAGCGCGCCTACCGCAGGGCCAAGCGCATGAGCCGCATCACCACGCCTCCCGCCCCGGCCGGGGACGTGGAACATGAGCCCGAGGCGATGGACGCCCTCACCGCCGCCGATTTCGAGGCGATGATGAACGACGGGCCCGAGGACTACGTGAGCGTGCTCAAACGCACGCAGGCCCGGCTCAAGGAAGCCATGTTCAGCGCCGGCACCCCGCCGGGCAGCCTGACCGGCATCAGCAAACAGCTGCTCGCCCTGACCCGCGAAATCGAACGGCTCGAAGGCAACCCCGCACAAGGCATGACGACGCAAGAAGATCCGGAGGACGACGATGACGGAGAATTCCGACCCGAAGCTATCTGAGGTCGCACGCCACATCGTCATGCCCTCCGGCATCGTCACCAGCATGTTCCCCAAGGTCAACAAAAGGGCCAAAGCATGCGGCATCCGCTACGACCGCTGGCAGCAGGGACTGCTGACGCTCATCCTCGGCCGAAGGACCGACGGCACGTTCGCCGCCTCCGTCGGCGGCGTGGTGTTGAGCATCTGCCGCCAGACCGGCAAGACCTTCACCGTCTCCAGCCTCGTGGTCATCCTGTGCACGCTCATCCCGAACCTGACCGTCATCTGGACCGCGCACCACAACCGCACCAACAGCAACACGTTCGACCACGTGCGCACCCTGGTACGCAACCCCGCGCTCATCGGATACCTCGACCACTCCGGCCGCACCGACGGCGTGCGCGGCGGCAACGGCATGCAGGAAATCACCTTCGCCAACGGCAGCAAGATACTGTTCGGCGCACGAGCCCAGGGATTCGCCCGAGGCAACGACGCCGTAGACATCATCGTGTTCGACGAAGCACAGATCCTGACCGAACAGGCCATCAGCGACATGGTGCCCGCCACCAACACCAGCCCCAACGCGCTCGTCCTCTACATCGGCACCCCACCGCGCCCCGCCGACCCCGGCGAAGCGTTCACGGAACGCCGCCGCCAGGCGCTCGCCGGCGAGGACGACATGCTCTACGTGGAATTCTCCGCCGACCGCGACGCCGACAGCGACGACCGCGCCCAATGGAGGAAAGCCAACCCGAGCTTCCCGCGCCGCACCAGCGAAACCAGCATGCTGCGCATGCAACGCCAGCTCGGCAAGGACAGCTTCCGCCGCGAGGCACTGGGCATCTGGGACGAAACCGCCACCAATCGGGCCATCAACCCCGAACAATGGACGAAAGCCGCCACCGACACACCCAACATCAAAGGACTGATCGGCTACGCGCTCGACATGAAACCCGACCGCAGCTCGCTGGCCATCGGCGGCGCCGTCAACCACAGGGACGGCACCGCGCACATCGAACTGCGCCGCTTCGAGTCCACCCAATCCAAAGGCACCCAATGGGCGGTCGACTACATCGCCGACCACTGGCCGCGCACAGCAAGCGTGGCCATCGACTCGCAATCACCCGCCATGAGCCTGCTGGCCGACCTCAAAGCCCGGCACGTGAAAGTCATCGTCACCAACTACAGCGACATGGGCCGCGCCTGCGGCAAATTCCTCGACATGCTCAGAGACGGCAAACTCACCCACCTGCCGGACGACAAAGCACCGGCGCTCGCCACGGCCGTGGCCAACGCCACCACACGCAGCATCGGCAAATCCGGCGCCGTCGGATGGAACCCGATGGGCAGCGACATCGACATAAGCCCGCTCGTGGCATGCACGCTCGCCCTCTACGGCACCACCATAACCAAACGAGACCCGGACCGAGTACAGGAGGTCATGATCGGATGAGCGAACAATCCATCAGCTTCGGCAACCCCTACCTGTCCACAGGCTCCTCGTTCATGACACACATCGCCAACGTGCCCGACAACGACATGACGGACATCACCCGCCTACTGGAACTCTGGCGCAACAAATACCCACGCAACCTGCTACGCTCCGCGTTCTACGACGCCAAACAACGCTTCAACAACCTCGGCATCAGCATCCCGAACATCGTCGCCCAGAAAGCCGGCGTCGTGGTCGGCTGGCCACAGAAAAGCGTGCGCGCGCTCGCCGACAAGAGCGTGTTCGAGGGATTCGAGACCGCCGCCGGAGCCGACAACCACGGCATCGACGAGATCATGCGCATGAACGAGCTCGAAACCGACATGAGCGAGGCCGTCATCAGCTGCTACAAGCACTCCTGCAGCTTCCTGACCATCGACTACGACCCGGACGACAACGAGCGCA